GCGCAGAAGATCCAGCAGCGCATCCATGAAGCCGATCGCGCCGCTGATCACCTTGTCGTCATCGCCCGGCCTGGCGTTGCCGCACTGCTCGACGATTCCGCGCAGCGACGCGCCGGACGAAAAGGCCGCGCGGCCCTCCTGGTAGCTCGCCTCGTCGATCCTGAAATCGTCCATGAACCCGCTCCGCAGATGGAAAGTGGTCCTTGCCGCGGCGGGCTTGTTCGCCGCGGCAAGGTGGCATCCGTGCGCCGTGTCAGGACCCGAAGGTCGACGCACGAATTCTGAATCTGGTTGCGGGAGGTGGATTTGAACCACCGACCTCCTGGTTATGAGCCAGGCGAGCTATCCGGGCTGCTCCACCCCGCAGGAAACCCTTCAGTCCGGGATCAGCGTCGGCCTGATCTCGATCTCCGCACTCGTCACCGCGTAGTCGCCGCCGCTGCAGAGATGACCGAAGGCCTTGACGTAGACGATCTGCGAGTTCTCGCGCGGCGCCGGCGGCAGGTTGTTGATTCCGATCGCGATGAAATCGAACATCGGCGCGGGAAGCGAAGTCTTGTAGGTTTCGAGGAGCTGCAGCGCATGGGTGCGCGAGCGCGCGGTGAATTCAACACGGAATGACATCAACCCTCCTGACCTGGCTTGTGGTCGGTTACGACGAGGTCGCGATCGGCGCGGAGCGCCTCCAACTGCTTTTCGGTGAGATCGGCGAGTGCGATGATCGTCTCTTCGCGTGTGAACGCGCGGCCGATCCGGTAGCGGGCCTGCTCGCGGCCAGGCCGGGTGCAAACGACGATTGAAGCGGCCTTCAATTTCAAGGAACTGGAGGCGCCAGCTACCCCGGCCGGAGCCTTTGACGGTTCGGCCGGGGCAGTCTCGGCGCCGGGTTTGATCGGAAGCTGTTGACTTCCGACCGAAGGCTGTTGACCTTCCCCTGACGCTTCACCGGCTTCTGCGGCCGGATTGGTGGCGGGCTTCTGCGAGCCCGCCGGTGCGGCCGACGTCGTCTTGTCGGCCGCTTCACTTGCCGCGCTAGATTGCGGCCTGGAATTCTTCGCCTTCTTCGTCATGGTTCACTCGGATCAGGCGAGCCACGGCACGACCAGGACTTCGGCCGTACCTTTGTAGACGTTGGTGGCGCCGGTCGCGTTGACGTCGGCGTTGATGAGCTTCAGGGCGGCGGCCTCCAGCGAGGGCGGCACGACCATGAGCGGCTTGGAGGCGCCCTGCAGCACGCCGAGCGGCCGGCCGAAGTCGCCCTTCATGCCCATCAGCGCGGCGCGCGCGGCGGCATAATGGGTTTCGTCCAGCGTCTGCTTGGAGCCCCAGGCGAACTGCCAGAGGCCATAGCCGGCATTGCCGCGACCGTCCCAGCCGTAGAGGAATTCCTTCTTGTTGAAGACGTTCTCGTCGGTCGGACTGTCGAGCGCGACGAACTGGCCGGATTTGCGCAGCTGCCAGATCACCGGCTTGAGCACCTTGGAGACGTCGAGCAGGAACCACGGCGTGCCGGAACCGCCATCGGTGTTGGCTACCTGAGTGATGGCACCGTTCGCATCGAGCACCGGATGGTCGGTGTCGAAGAAATACTGGCCGTCGTAGCAGTTGGTGGAGAAGCCGGCGGCGAGCAGCGGCCAGATATTCTGATCGGGCCACGCCGCAACGCTCTCGCCGAACATCGCGAACATCGGGGTGTAGATGCCGAGATTGTCATCCTCGATATCGTCGCGGTCGACGCCGATGGTGAGCTCGAAGCTCTTGTTCTTGATGGCGTAGCTCGATTCCGAGAGACTCTGCACCACGCGCGGCCCGAGCCATTCGCGCACGTTCGGGATCTTGCCGAGCCAGCCATAGGTTTCGCTCTTGGCGGTAGACGGCACCACGGTGGCGATACGCTGGTAGAGCGACGTGGTCTGCTGTAGCTGGTTCTGGAACGTCGTCTTGAAGCCGACGCGCAGGGAGTCGAGGTTCTGCCGGTTGATGATCATGGACTGGGTGCCTGTGTGATGAGCCTGGAGAAGCCGGTGAAGATCAGAGGACGCCGCCGGGTCCGACCGCGACCCAGACGCCCTGGGCGTCGACGTCGATGACCTTGCCGGCCACCGAGCGCGAGCTCGAGCCGTTGGTCTTGGCGACCGTGTTGTCGTCGACGATGTAGCAATCGGCTCCGATGTCGGAGAGCGCGATCAAGTCGCCCGAGGCAGAATTGTTGAGCCGACCGATGCGGGAGCGGACGCGCGCCTTGATGTCGCCATTGGCGCCCGACGAATTGTCGGCGTACTTGTCGCAGAAGCCGACCGCTACCAGACCGGCCGCAGTCCGGCCGGGCGCCGCATATCCGCCGTCGAGCACGGTGAGCGCGCCGGCGTAGATCTTGGTCGCGGCCTTGACGCCATAGTCGTGGAGCTGCTTGTCGGCGAGGTACGGCGTTGCGCGGTCGGCAGTGAGAGCGGTCATGCTGGGCTCCGGTTGGTCGTGTCAGCGTGTTTGGGTGTGTTTGTGTCTCAGGCTGCGCTTGCCGCCTCGCTCGCGAGCGTCTTGGCGTAGTCTTCGGGCTTGATGCCGAGCAGCCGCGCCGTCTCGAGCTGCGCGGCATTCAGCGCCACCTCGCCCTCCCTGGCGGGCGGCGTGGTGGGCAGCATCGCGCCGCCGTTCCCGATCTTGGGCAGCGCGCCGATCTCCTTTTCGACAGCAGCGGCACCTTCGATGTTCGCGGCATGGCGCGAGATGAAGTGGTCGCGCAGCGGCTTCACGCCGACGCGCCCCTCACGAATGGCCCCGTCGACAAAGGCGGTCGCCTTCTCGCGCGCGGTGGTGGAGAGCGCCGTGGCCAGGCGCTCACCGAGCTCCCTGATCTCGCTCTGCAGCGCGGTGATCGTCTCGGCGCCGCCACTCTTCGCGGCACCGGCCAGCGTCGTCACCGTAGTGAGGATCGACTCGCTCGTTGCGTCGGCTTGCAGGCCCGCCGCTTTCGCGATCGACTGCATCGCGGTGTCGGTGCCGGCGAGGCCCTTCACCTTGGAGATGACGGCGCCGGCGTCGGCGGTATCATCGAGGCCGAGAAGCTTGCGCAGCTGTTCGAGCAGATCCATGGAATCAGTCTCCTGTTGGGCGTTGAGCGCGGCCATGCCGCGCAGATTGGGCATGTTGACCAGCGAGGCGCGCGGCAGATCGAGCACGTTGCCGGCCTTGTCGTGGATGAGGACTGGCGAAATGAACCGATAGGCGCGCTCGCCCATCAGCGCCGCGCCTGGCGCGGACCACTCGACGCGGCCATAGATGCCGTCGGGCCGAGCCTGCATCTCGGTGACCCAGCCGCGGGCCGGCGCTGGCCGCCCTGCGGGCGCCGCGAGATCGGTGGCGTGATTTTCGTCGATCGGGATGCGGCCGGAATGCGAAGACAATGCGTTGGCCGCCAGCTTGCCGGCATCTGCGACGCGATAGGGCCCGCGGCCGTCAACCGTGGTGACCAGGCCACCGGCACCGATCGGCAGCAGCATGATCCATTCAGCTGCGCCACCGCCTTCCGCGTTGAATGAGATTTCAACGCCGAGGCCGTGAATGACGGCCAAAGCTTTGCTTGTGTTTTTTCCCGACATGCGGCCAGATTGCGCAGGCTGCGCCGGGATTCGTAACCCTGACAGATGTCAGGGCGAGAGAGATGCCCCAACTTCCGCGACGTCGGCACTCATCTTAACCAGGCGTCACGCGATCGCCGCCGGCGATCGGGAGATCGCACAAGGTCCAGCCTCGCCATTGGCTGACCTGTCGCGGCATCTTGCCTTTGAGCCGGGATTTTCCGAAATCTACCTCGGCGCCGTCACGAATGAGCGGTAAGCATTCTGACCATGGGTTTGTTTGGTGTAGCGGCGCACAGCCGCCGGTGCGGCGATCTCATCGAACAATGCCAAAATGCCGGCGCACTGCTGGACTTTCCGTTAGGGCTCGAATGAGTACCGCGCCGGGACCGGTCACGCCGTTGCGCTCCCATTTGCGCCAGGCCGCCCCGTCGTTGAGACCGACGAGGGCTGCGGCCTCTGCGGCAGATAGACTGAGGTCCGCGCGAGCGGCGCGAACCTCATCGGCGGTCAGACTTGATTGGCTCATGTCGGGGCGTGTATTTCGATCCGCGCCGCAAGTTATGCGGCGACCTTGCGCTTGAGAACAGGTCGGTCGCGTCCAAGTCCGATCAGTTGCGGCCGACCGCTAATATGCTGGATGATCTCGCAGTGCTGGCCGGCCGCATCGTAGACTTCGAGCGTTTCTCCGCGACTGGCAGCTATCTCATAGCCATCTGGCAGATAATATGTCTCGACGCTGCACGTCAAATCATCAATCTGCCAGTTTGGCATGAGTACCGCAAAAGTGTCTTTCACGTTGGCAAATCTGCTGCGACAGCGCATGAGATCAACGGTACGGCCGGAGCGCTTGCGATTGGGGTGATTGGTCATGTCATGCCTCCCGTTGGGCGGCCCGATCAGCGGCCTCGCGCGAGGTGTACAGCACATAGACGGTCTTGGTGCCAAGGTCGTAAGCCAGTGCATGGCCATCGACGTTGCGCTCGCCGAGCGGGCAATCTCGACCCGGCGTCATCCAATACGGGTTGATGTTGGCGTTGGCGCGGGCCTGGAGGTCGTCGCCCTCCGGGAGCCAATCCCAGTTGCCGTTTCCGGCAAATACACGGGCAAACTTGCCACTAACGATGGTCGGTTTGGTCATCTATCTGTCTCCGCCCCTCATTGCCGGGAGGCGCCGGTATTGGCTCGGTGCCAATAGGATCAAGATAGGTCTATCGGACCTATTTGTCAATCGTGCGCGCGTCGCCGGCGGACAGGATTACGAGGTCCGCTATGCGGCGAAGAAATCCGGGCGGTCGAAGAGCGCCGTGAAAAAGGCGGTGCGCAAGGTCGGCACCAGCCGCAGGAAGGTCGAGCGCCGGCTCAAGGGGTGAGCCGGCCGGCGGCAGCACTGAAGGGGCCTATGCCAGCAGAACCCTCGTGATGTCCTGCCCCGTCTCGACGTCCAAGACAATGAATGCGAGCCCGCGCTCCCTCCACTCCTGGAGATCGACCAAGGTCACATAGCGCGCAGCCTCCGTGTCATAGAGGCGGCTGCGCGCATATCGTTTGACGAGCTTCGGCATGGCCAAAATTATAATCAGGACGTTGCCGGATTCAACTTAGGACATTGGGGCCGGACGGCCTGATCCGGACATAACCGCAATCCCAGCCTGAGCGGTTCCCAACTGAAAGAACGCCTCGGCCCGAGTGGAACCGGACCGAGGTCGCCACTTCCAGCCGGCCTCGGGGCAAGACCGGCGCAATCCAATGCGCGAACGGTCACGCCCGTTCCGCCGGCATACGAGGTCCCACGCCGCGCCGGCCTTTTGCGGTCAACGGCGACGGTTCCAGGGACGAGCCGCAAGCGAAGCCTCGTGAGCCCGCGCCTTTGCGACGTCTTCATCGGTGAAATTCTGTCGTGCTTCGGCCCAGGCGATCTTGAACAGCCGCTTGCAGTCATCGAGGTCCGCACCGTCGCCACGCCATGATGGCTTCTGTGGGAGATTGGGTGCGAACATGCTCCACGACCAGCCAGGGGCGTCAGCTGGTCGCCCGGTGTTCTTGAAAATCCGGCCGACGGTAAGACCGTCCCAGATGACCTCGAAGTCATCCCGAAGGCGCTCGCCTCCAATCACCGTTGACCTGAGGAAGAACTGGTCCTCAGCCATAGCCTGCATCCTCTATTTGAGGTGGGCACCGCTCGAAGGCAGTGCCGTTGCACGCGCATGTCGTCAGTCCACGAGATTGATTCCCAAAGACCTCAGGATCAAGACAAACGCTGCCATCAGGAGCACCGTCACGACACTCGCCAAGATCGCATTCTTAAGCCGAACAAAGGCTACCCTGCACTCGTCCGACGCATCGCTTTGATCATGAACGAGTCGAATCGACGTCCTTATTCTAGACAGCACTCCGATTGGCTCATGCTTTGGCCAAAGGCCCCTATATCGTTCAAAACATGCCCACACATAGATCATGGAAATTGCGGAGAGCAGGAAAAGCAGGGTGCCGATCAATTTGATCAAAGCAAATTAGCTCCAGCGATCAGAACGGCGGTCGCGGCCGGAGAGCGGCGGCGTGATGATGCGGGCGGCGGACATCGTTCGCTCCAACTGGGGACCCCATACATCCGTGAAACATCCCGTTTCCCGTGAAACAGTGGCCGATACTGCCTCAGCCACAGATAGCGGTCGAGGGTATCAGCCCCCATAGGCCCGCGGTGAGCCAGAAGCCCGTTTAATTTTCGTTTTAATAAATTCTGGGTGGTTTGGGAGCCCCCTGAGCTAAAACGCATGGGCGGGCCTCCTAGCGGGTCGACCTCCTATCGTCAGCGACTGGGCCTAGCCGTTGGCTTAGGCTCCAGCGGTGCAGCCGCAGCGCGAGCGTCGCCACCTCTGCCGCTCAAGAACGCCAGGCAATCATCGTATGCCCTGGAAAAGCCGGTGAAGATATCCTTGCGATTGATCTCGTTCCGGTAAGGCCAGTTGGTGTAGGTGAAGTCGAAAAGCTTATCCTGCTTCAAAGCAGCGAGCGCACGGGCATCCAACTGCAAATAATACTTGGCAGGCCCCGAGTACCTCTTTCCATCGATCAAGAAATAGAAGGTTGAGCCGGGATAGATGTCCTCGCTCATCGCCACCATGATTGCGCCGGACTTCAGCACGCGAAACTTCAGATAGCTCATGGTCTGCATGTAGAAGGGCACTCCGGCTTTCGCTTCGGCAGCCCTATGTTCGGCATCCAAATAGGGACTGGTGAACTGGGCAATCCGGCATTGTCGTTCGCCCTTGGCGGCCAGCTCCTTTTTATCGGCGAAAGCGCCGTCCGCTTGAGCGACCACAATCGAAAGCAAATTAGCTCCAGCGATCAGAAGAGCGATCATCCTCATTTCGTCGCCCTTTTGTGGGTCCGCGCAGAAGGGCTTGTTGGTTTGGTCCGCCCAATATGCCGCACGTGCCGCGGCTCGATCGTAGCGATGATATCGCTGGCCCAGACAATTCGAGCGCCGATGATCGGCTTAGTGCTGGCATTGAAGCTTTGCAGATTATAGAGATGCGGCTTCGAACTAGGCATGATGATCTTCAGATACCTATGTCCGTCGGCGGTTCGAATGGCGGCGAGTTCGCCGACCAGGCTAGAAGTCGAGCGCGTCTGTTCGCGGAAGACGACGACTACCACGCCGCTTTCATATTTCGGCAGCATGGAATCGCCCTCAACCTCAAAGCCGATGACGTCGTCGCCGAGATAGAAGGGTAGCTCAACTTGGTTCAGCCCATCGGGCGGGACCTGTTCGAATTCTGGCAAAATCTCGGCACCGGCGCCGATGCGCCCCATGATCGGGATGACCGTTCGGTCTCCTCTCTCTTGCTCGATCACCCCGGATTCGTGCGCCATCTCAAGGAGGCGATCTCTCACGCCGCCGCGTGGCTCAACCCCACTCAGCCAGCGTGAAACGTTGCTCTGCGCAACATCCAGGCTTTCCGCCAGTTTCTCCTGGGTCCACCCACGAACCTCCAGAAGCTCTCTAATAACCCGGCTAATTTCCATCCCGGAATTATACGGATTCGTATATCTGGCCGCCAATGCGTGATCGGATTTCCTTGTTGCTTTCTTCATGCATATCTGCATATGCTGATCTGCATGAACCCCGTTCGTCGAATCCGTCAGGTATTCAAGGTCACCCAAGAGGAACTGGCCTCGATCGCCGGCGTCGAGCAGCCGACTATCTCGCGTTGGGAAAAAGGGATTGGCGAGCCTTCCCTGCGGCACCTTCGCCGTATCCGAGCCGAAGCTACCCGGCGCGGGATTCGGTGGGACGATGACACTATCTTTGCGGCAGGGGCGCGCGTGGCATGAACGCTCTTCCATCAATGCCGTCGCGTCTCGCGGCCATGCCCGGAGCTGGCGCCGCGCAACTCCTGCACCACCACCGGCAGCAGGTGCTTTGCCAGTACGATCGAGGCCACCTTGCGGCGCCGGCCATGATTGTCCTGCATGTCGACCCACCATACCAGCCGCAGCCAATCTTCATAATCGTGGACATCGACGCCGGAGGCGAATGCATCGCCGATGTTTTCGGGATCGACCATCGGCCGGCGGCCATTCTGTCGTCGCGTCGGTGCCATCGAGAACTCCTGAACTATCCTTCGGGCGTCCGTACTTTTGCGGACCGCCCGTCGAACCTCGACTCAGAAAAGCGCACCCGATCTGAGTCGACGCGGAGGCGGTCATGAGCTTGCCCGCCGCGCGCCCCACCGTCTCAGTGACCGTCGACATGGTCGAGGTCCAGCCGCCCTTCGTTACGCTGGTCCTGCCGCGCGTGTACGCCTGGATGAAGGGCTTTCGCGATGCCTGAGCGCGGGACCATGAATTACACAGTCGCGCGCCTGGTCCACCGGCAGCCGCGCTTCTTCACCGGCCGCTATGTCGGCAAGGGAGCGCTGCCGCATCCGGTGACGACGGGGCATCCGGACAAGGCCCATGCCTATGACGACGAGACCGTCGCGACGCTGGTCTGCAGCTTTCTCAATTTCATCGCCAGCGTTGTCGCGCCCGCAAATGGGCGGCCATGGATCGTCCTCGCGATGCCGGAGGCCCGCCGGTGAGCCGCGACAAGGACACTGCCGATCTGATGCCGGCGCCGGTCGTGCGGCGCTTCGACCCGGAGCGGGTGCGCGCACCCAAGCTGTCGAACCGCATCGCGCAGGCGATCTCCGAGGCAATCAGGGATTCCGGCCGCTCGCGTGAGCAGATCGCGGCCGACATGTCCGCCTATCTGGACGAGCGGGTCACGGTCGGCACGCTCTACCAGTATTCGTCGGAAGCCAACGAGCGCAACAACATCCCCGCGCACCGCCTGATGGCCCTGGTGAAAGCCACCGGTGATGCGCGCGTGCTCAACGCCCTCATCGAAGATATCGGCCTAATCGCGGTCGAGCGCCGTTTCGAGCCGCTGCTCCGGCGCGAGGTCGCCAAGGAAAAACTCGCAGCCGTGCTTCGGCGCGAGATCGAAGACGCCAACGCGCAATGGGAGGCCAGCAAGTGAACTATGCTGACCTGAACCAGCCGCAGAAGAACGCGCTGATCGACATCGTCGCGCGCGGCGGCCTCTACCGCATCCGCGCTGGTTACGAAGGTTCGCTGCATCAGCCGCACAGCCACGCGACGATCGTTGCCCTGGCGAGGTTCGGGCTCTGCAGCATTCGCCCGAACGTCGGCTGCATGGGCACCGTCGAACCGACAGCGTCCGGCCGAAAGCTGATCGCCGCCGAGTTCGGATCGAACACATACGGCCCCGCCGTGATGATGGTCGATGCATCCAGGAAGCCGAGGGCGCGCCGATGAAAGCGTTCCTCTCAGCGGCGGAGATTGCGGCAGAAGAGCTGCCCGGCCTGCCCGGCGTCGAGCGCGCCGTGAAGCGCGCCGCGTCGCGCTTCGGTTGGCAGGCCCGTCCGCGCCAGGGTCGCGGCGGCGGCCTGGAATACGCCATCGAATCCCTGCCGGCACTGGCGCGCGCCGCCTACGTCGGCAAGCATATCGACGCGATCGAAATTCCGTCATCGCTGGCCCGCGAGGCGGCGGCCGAACCGGAGGCTGTCAACGTCAAGGGCGGCGCTGCTTCCGCCCGCGATGCGCGCCTGGCGTTGCTCGGCCAGGCCGACCGGCTCGCGGAGAGCGCCGGCATCGGGCACAAGCGTGCCGATCGCCAGTTCGCCGATCTCTACAACATCGGCCAGCTCGATATCGCGCCGTGGATCCGCGACCAGGTCAAGGGCCTCACGCCGCGCACGCTGGCGCGCTGGCGCGCCGTGGCGAAGGCCGGGAACAAATCGAAGCTGGCAGTCGACCGCGCCGCCGCCCGCCGCGGCACCGGCGTGCTCGACCGCGCCAACGACGGCGCACTGCGCGTCCATATCCTTGCGCTGGTCGCCAAGCAACCGCAGCTCACCGCCCACCATATCCGCAAGCTGGTCGCGGACGCCTTCCCGGAGATCGCGGTCGCCGGCCAGGCCGTGGCACTGCCGCCGATCCGCACCTTTCAATCGGCCTTGAAGAGCTGGCGCAGAACTTTCCGCGTCGAGATCGAATCGATCCGCAATCCCGACGGATTCAAGTCGACCATGCGCTTCGCCGCGCGGGTCGCGAACCCGGCCGCGCGCCTCAACGAGGTCTGGCAGATCGACGCGTCGCCTGCCGACGTGCTCACTACCGATGGCCGGCACACGATCTATGTCTGCGAAGACATCTATTCGCGCCGCCTGGTCGCGCTGGTGAGCCGGACGCCGCGGGCGTCGGCAGTGGGTCTCCTGATCCGCAAGGCAATCCTCGCCTGGGGCGTGCCGGAGCGGATCAAGACCGACAACGGCTCCGATTTCATCGCGCATGCGACGCAGCGCCTGTTCGCCGCGCTCGGCATCGAGCACGAGAAGTCGGCCCCGTTCTCGCCGGAACAGAAGGGCCATGTCGAGCGCGCCATCGGCACCTTGCAGCGCGGCCTGATGCGCACGCTGGAAGGCTTCATCGGCCATAGCGTTGCCGACCGCAAGGTGATCGAGAACCGCAAGGCGTTCTCGGCCCGCCTGGGTGAAGCACCGGAAGACATGTTCCAGGTGGCGCTGACGGCGGCCGAGCTGCAGCAGCGCGTCGACGAATGGTGCGACGCCGTTTATGCGACCGCGCCGCATGCTGGCCTGAAGGGGCAAACGCCGTTCGCGGTCGCGGCCATGGCCGGCGGCAAGATTCGCCGGATCGAGGACGTCCGCGCGCTCGACATGCTGCTGGCGCCTGTCGCCGGCAAAGATGGCTTGCGCACCGTCACCAAGACCGGCCTTCGCATCGACGGTGCGCACTATATCGGCGGCTTCATGATCGTCGGCGACACTGTCCTGGTTCGCATGGACCCGGCCGACATGGGCCGCGTCTACGTCTACACCGAGGACGGCGAGACGTATCTGGGCGAAGCGATCGCGCCGGAACTCGCCGGTATCGATCCGGCGAAGGCGATCGCAGCCGCGCGTGCCGAACAGAAGCGTCTGATCGACGAGCGCATTGCCGACGTCAAGCGCCAGGTCCGCAAGATCCGCGCCAAGGATTTCGCCGGCGCCATCCACCGCCAGGCGCTGCTCGATGCCGGCAAGCTGATCGAATTCCCGAAGCCGACCGAGGCCCACGATACGCCGGCGCTCGCCGCCGCGCGCGAGGCACATGCGGAAACCCCGGTCCAGCACGCGCCGGAGATCGTCGCACTCGCGGAAGCGCTTCGTGCCGAGCAGGCAGCGCCGCCGGCCAACATCAAGCCGCTACGCCAGGCCGAGACTGATCATCAGCTCTGGAATCGCGCGCGCTCGCTCGAGGCGCGCATCGCGGCAAAGGAATTCGTCGAACCTGACGAGCTGCTGTGGCTCGGCAGTTTCCGCGAAGGGTACGTGTACCGCAGCTTCCTCGAAATCTATGGGGACGCCGCAAAACCCGGCGAGGAATCCCGCGTCGGCTGAACGCCCACCACCACCACGAGAATGGAAGGTCAGGACTCCATGAGCATTTCAAACACCGTTCAAGGCCCGGTCGCACTCAAGAACGTCGCGTCCTTCATGGCGATGAGCAAGCGCCTGATTGAGCGCGCGCCGCATCTGCCCGGCTTCGGCGTCTGCCACGGCCCGTCCGGCCTCGGCAAGAGCTACGCTGCGCTGTTCGCCCAGCTCAAGGCCAGAGCGCGCTGCGTCGAGGTCGGCGAGACCTGGACCCGCCGCACGCTGCTTCGCCGCATCCTGAAGGAATGCGGCGAGACCGTCAGGAAGAGCTGGACCGCCTCGGACCTCGCCGAGCTGGCGAAGGTCTCCCTCGGTGCAGACGCGACCAGGCCGCTGATCATCGACGAGGCCGACAAGCTGGTCGACAAGAACATGATCGAGGTGATCCGCGAGCTGCAGGAGGAGTCCGGCGTGCCGGTCATCCTGATCGGCGAGGAAAACCTTCCCGCCAAACTCATGACCGTCGAGCGCATGCACAACCGCGTGCTGCACTGGTTCCCGGCCCAGCCCTGCGACATCGACGACACCCGCGTGCTCGCCAACGCCTTCGTGCCGAAGGTCGATATCAAGGATGACCTCCTGGACGCGATCCGACAGCGCTCGGGCGGCCGGGCCCGCCGCATCGTCGTCAACCTCGACAACGTCGCGGAGTTCGCCCGCAACCGCGGTCACAAGACGCTCGATCTGAAGCTTTGGGGCAGCCAGGAATTCTTCACCGGCGAGCCTCCGGCGCAGCGCCATATCGAGCAGTTTCCGCGCCGCACCCTGAAGGTGGCCTGATGCACCGCGAGCATTTCCGATCGGCGCACATCACCGTGCGCGTGCCACGGGGCAAGAGTGGCTACTGGGCCATCATGCTGCGGCTCCACCGCGACCAAGGCTGCTTCACCGTGCGCGACGTCGACGGCGAAAGCAACACCTCGATCAAGCACATCAGCAAGTACCTGAAGGCCCTGGTCGCGGCCGGCTTCGTCGAGCAGGTCTCGACGCGGCGGCATGGGATCGCCGGCAAGTATCCGACGCCGCTTTACCGGCTGGTGAAACAGCCGGTGCAGGCGCCGCGGGTGCGCGATGACGGCAGCGTCATCCCGGCGACCGCCCAGGAGCAGATCTGGATCGCGATCCGCAACCTCAAGGTCTTCAAGCTCGCCGAGCTCCGCTTCGCCTCGACGACCGACGACGTCATGCCGAAGAGTCAGACCGTGGCGCGCTTCGTCCGGTTCCTCGAGGCGGCCGGCTATCTCGCCGTCGTATCGAGCGGCAGGCGCGGCATCCCGCAGACCTGGCGGCTCAAGCCCGGGATGAACACCGGACCATTGCCGCCGCAGCTCAAGCAGCTCGATGCCAAGGTGGTCTGGGATCCCAACATCGAAAAGTTCATCGGCGAGGCGCCGATCGCGAATGAGGTGCAGCCGTGATCGCGCAGAAGCCCAACTATATAGACAAGGCCAGGATCGCTTGGGGTGACAATCTTCCGGATTGGATCGAAGCGCTCGCCCAGGAGTGCGACCGCACCAGCGGCAAGAGGGCGGCTGATCGCATCGGCTACACCAATGGCGTCGTCAGCCAAGTCATCGCCAACAAATACCCCGGCGACTTGACGCGGGTGAAGGAGAAAGTCCGGGGGGCATTTCTTGGCGCCACCGTCATGTGCCCGGTCTACGGCGAGATCGGCCGCGACCAGTGCCTGGACGAGCAGAAGAAAGGCAACACCTTCACCAATTCCGGGCGCGGCCGGTGCTACCGCAGCTGCCGCGGCATCGGCGTGCCGAAGTGCCCGAACTCCCGCATTCCGGACGGCCAGCAATGATGACGGTCAGCCAGGAGCTGCTCGCGCTCTACGGCCGCTACTCCGACTGGATCCACGGCAACGTCAAGTTCACCGTTGCCGATGCACTGGAATTCCAGCGCCAGTTTCGCGGCATCATCGCCAAGGTCGGGCTCCTGGAGCTCGGCATCGACACCCATCGCATCGACGTCATGGTGCAGGCCGCCGCGCCCGGCAGCAACGTCGTGATGTTCAACACGGCGAAGCTGCACCTGATCGCCGCGCGCCAGCCCGACGGAGACGCGTCATGACCGCGGCCCCTGAAGCCTATCCGACCCTCGTCGCCACCGTCGATCCGATCGAGGTCGCCTCGCGTATCACCACGCACGGCGCCCGCGGCGCGATCCAGGCCTCCACCGTCGAGATCCTCGCGCTCGCCGACCGGCTCATCCGGCTCGCCACGCTCGCCGACCTCACCGCCGACATGCTCGCTACCGCGGATCTCGCGCTGGCGCAGAACAACCCCGAAACCCGTCGCGCCCTGACGAAGCTCGTGCGTCAGAAGATCAGCGACGTCGGCGCCTCGCTCGAGGCGCTCGGCTACGGGCAACCGCAAACCACACCTTCAAGCCAGGAGAACGTTCATGGTCAAAGCTAAGGCCGCGGCAGCCGATGTCCGCATTCCCCAGAACCGCGAAGAGGCGGCGGCGATGATCGCCGAATATGGCGCGGCCGCGCGCGAGGTCGAATTGATCGAGGCCGCGATGAAGGAAAGCCTCATCAAGGTCAAGCAGAACGCCGAGAAGGAAGCACTGCCGCATTTGCAGACGGCGGCGAAGCTGTTCAAGGGCCTTCAGATCTTCTGCGAGGCGAATCGGCAGACGTTGCTCGGCAACAGCGGACTGAAGACTGCCGAGTTCGCCACGGGCAAGGTCGCCTGGCGCTTCAAGCCGGCGAAGGTCACGCTGTCTGGCGATGTCGAAGACATCATCAAGCGCGTGATGGACAAGGCCGCCGATGCGCTGGCGCGCGGCGAGACCGGCGAGAACTTCATGGCCTTCCTGCGCCTGAAGCGCGAGGTCGACAAGGAGGCGATGCTCAAGAACCAGGATCTCGCCCGCACCATCGACGGCGTCCGCATCGGTCGCGGCGGCGAGACCTTCGAGGTCGAGCCCTTCGGCGCGGAGATCTCGGAGGCCGCGCAATGAATCAGATCCATGCGTGCAGCCGGCAAGGCTTGACCAATCGTCAGCGCGATTGCTTCGACTTCATCGAGCGGTACATCTCGGAGAACCGCCAGTCGCCCAGCCGGAGGGACATCGCCAGCGCGTTGAACCTGGCGTCGCTCGGGCGTGTCAATGAGATGCTCGCGGGATTGAGCGAGCGCGGCTGGATCACGGTCATGCCGCACAAGGCGAGGTCGATTGCCATCATCCCCGACGTCCGTCCGACCGGATACATCCTGCCGCCCGATCTCGACGCCAGGCTTCGCCAGCATTGCGCCGGCACGAAGGAAGATCCGGCTGACGTCTTGGCCGATGCGGTCGCGCTGTTTTTTGATGAACCGCTGGAAAGCAACGCCATATGAGCGGGACCTCAGCCGGCTGGTCAAAAGAGCGCCGCGCGCGCCAGGCCGAGCAAATGGCCGCGCTCAACAAGTCGTTCACGCCCAGGAAACGCGGCGGCACCTGGACGCCGGAGCGGCGGCAGGCAAGCTCGGCGCGGCTGAAGCTGCTGAACACCGATCCCGCCTTCCGCATGAAGAAGCGCGCCGGCATCGCCAAGGCCGGCCCCACACGGCTCGTGATGGTGCCGGAGCATTGTCACCCGATCGTGGCCGGCCTGTTCCTGGAAATGCGTTCCCAGCGCGCCAGCTGCAGGCGCGTCGGAGAGGCTTCCGGCATCAGCGATTACACGATCCGCAGCTGGCACCGCTGCATGCCACGGCTCGACAACATCGATGCCGCGCTCGGTGTACTCGGCTTCGAGCTTGCGATCGTGCCGATCGGCCGGCGCGGCAAGAATGGTTTCACCACCAAGAAACTCCCAACAGGAGATTGACGATGAGGCTTTCGGAACGATCCGCCACCACGAGCATGATATCGACCATCCATGTCCTGAAGGCGCGCGCCGGTCTGGACGAGGACACCTATCGCGACTTCCTGGAGTCGCGCACCGGCAAGCGCAGCGCCAGGGATCTGTCGGTCCGCGAGGCCGGCCGCATCATCGACGATCTTCGCGGCGTGGCCGGCGAAGGCGGCCCGCGCGGCGCGGTGGCCGGGCTCGACGGTCCGATCGGCAGCAAGCTGCGCGCGCTGTGGATCGCCGGGTACAATCTCGGGATCGTCCGCGACCGCACCGATCGCGCGATGCTGTCATTTCTGGAGCGGCAGACCGGCGTCAGCCATGTCCGCTTCCTCAAGGAAGTGCATGCCGGCTCCAGCGCGATCCAGGGGCTCAAGGCCTGGCTGAAGCGCGAAGGAGGCATCGATTGGCCGAGCGATCGGTTCGATGTCATCGCCAACAAGCGCGCCATTCTCAACGCTCAATGGCGCAGGCTGATCGAACTCGGCGAAATTAAGCAGATCAGCGCCGTCGTCGACCGCATGGAGGATCTGCAGTTCTACGCCGCCCGCATCGTGCGGCAGAACCGCCCGTTCGAGACGATGCAATCCCGTGACTATGACGAGGTCCAGAAGGCGCTCGGCAACAAGCTGCGCGGCGCTCTCGCGCGTCGCTATCAATCCACCAACCAGGAGAATTGAAATGGCCTTTGAGAAGCTTGAAATCGTCGTTCGCTCCGGCCGCGCCGGCATGCCAGCGTCCGTCACGCTCACCGGTCACGCTTCGGGCCGACCGGGATTCCTGATCAACCTGTCGAAGGAGTTCTCGGAACAGATGAGTATCGATGCCGGCG